AAGAAGTGTTTTCCATACACTAGCTAAATCACTATCAGAATCTTCTCTTGGTGTTGCTGAAAACTTTGGTGGTTTAGATGTTATAATCGCTTTAAACTGTTCAATTGCAGAATATATTCTATCTAAAGGTATATTTGATTGATTTCTTGATGCAAGTTCTTCTGCTTCAGCTTCTGAAAAATGATTTCCTAAATAAAAGTCAACATCTTCTCTAGCGTGGTCTTCCCACTCTTTTCTTGCGTCTAACCAACGCTTCCATAATTCTTTTGTATATACAGCTCTTTTATCGGTTTCTATCATGATACATAATATAAAACAATTTTTTTATATAATCAAATTCTCTCACCTGTCATCCAATTATATCGTTTTCTTGGTTTCTCCCATTCATTTTTATTATTTTTAATTTTTTTAATATTTGCAGCTTTCTTATTGCCTCTTGCATATTGTGTTGACAGCCAAAATGCATCAATAGTATCATCATGTGTTCCTTTAGGAAAATCAAGTAATTCCCCAATAAACTCATGCATATTCTTTTTTAAGTGTACTGCTCCAGCTTTAAACATCGGTTGTAGCCCTTCAAATAGTCTATCTTTCTTTTTTTGATTTCCATAACCTTTAATTCCTTGTTCAATCCCAGGTAAAAACTTTCCATCTCTTTTACTCTTCTTATGTACATAATCTCTTAACATCTCCTGATACGATATAGTTTCAATATTTATTCTTTTGATTGGGTCATATCGTTCAGCGATTTTAAATATCTCATCTGCGCAGTCCATGGGTAAAACTCTTTGTCTCCAATATTCAATAATATAATAATCAAAATCAGCGGTAACACCAATGACCATAATAACACTATAATCATTCCTAGCGCTAAGCGTTGAAGCAGGGTCAACCCCGATATAAATGTTAACATATTCTTTCCTCCCATCATCTAATAATAAATACCACGAATTAGCAGGTTCGTCAAATTTTAATTTACCTTTATAAAAATTATCGGTAATATCTTCTTCAGAGAATATTTGGTCTTCAGGAGACTTAGCTTGGTTCATATATTCCTGATAAAACTTAGATGGAGTACCAGAATCTATATAAAATTGCTTTCTTTCCTCTAATTTCTTTATTGGCCAACGTGAAGGCCATAGTGGAGTACCATCATCAAGTATAGCTTTATATGTAATTAAGTCCCAAGAATACTCTTCACCATTATGTTGTGCCTCTTTATGATTTTTAACAAGTCCATTCAAAAAAGAATCATAGTGGACAATCGTTCCATTACACCATAAAAAACCACCTTTGTCGAAATCAATCGCTGGATATACAGCAGCAGTTACCCAATTCTTAATATGCATCCTAGCTTCAGGAGTTTTAGTATTTAGCTCTGATTCAAAGTCATCAAGTATAATTCCAGTATATCTAGTGGATAACTGTTTCTTACCCCTAAGTCTCTGTGCCGCACCTTTAGCAATCATCCTACAATTATTCTTCAATACAATTTCGGTTTTAGTCCATTTACTGCCTTCCAAATCACCAAAATAGTAATGAATTGCAGGATTTTCGTATATATGGTTTGAAATCCAATTAAGGTTATCAATAGCCTGGTCTTGCGCCTCGCCAACCCAAGCGATAAATTCTGGGCTTTCTTTTTTCGCAAATAAGAAACGATGTAAAACAGCCGCAGCTGCTAAAGTCGATTTTGCGTGGTCACGAGGCAATACAAGAGCCAATTGTTGTATATTTCTATTTAAAAGCTTTGAACCTACTGTATTGTGGAAATCTGGCGTTGCGGATGCTAAAAAGTCTTGAGGAGAGAACAATTTACCAAAAACGATAAGGTCTTTATATGCCATCTCAAGAATCTTCTCATTTTGGGATATATTACCATTTAAGTTTAAATTTGCCATTATTCTTCTTTGTAAATATTTTTATATTTTGTTTGATAAAGATTAGCAAGATTACTTCTATTTAGAAGATTTTCATTTATTATCTTATGTATAACAGGGATTGCTTCATCTGAATAAATATCATATTTTTCATCAAATCTATTTATCATATTCAATGTTTCTTCTTTACTAATATTCCCTAAATCTTTACCATAAAACATATCTATTAATGATGTTTGTAAACTATCAGCTAAATCTTTATTTTTACCAAAACCATAATCTATTAAAGCATGAAGTACATTACCTTTATTTACCATTTCAGGATTATAACCAGCTTCATCTATAGCCATATTATAAATAATATCTTTACCTTCTGTACTAAGACCTAAATTACTCATTATTGTGCTTAATGCTAAATCATGTAATAATGGAATTTTTTTTAAAGATTCTGCCATTATGGTATCTGTTTAATAAGATTATTGTTTAATCTAACCACTCCTTCTGGAGGGTCAGTTCCCTCAAATGTAATTTTAAGGTTTGCATAGTTATTTTTAGAAGGAAGTATAGAAGAACCTAAATCAGCGCTTATTGCTCCAGCATCTTTTCTTCTAAATATGCCTCCACCTCTTTTTGACTCTCTTTTCCCAAAATTATTGAGTTTTACCTTTAAATCCATGGTTAATTCTTTAATTTTGATTGTACTTTGTGGAGCAAGAGTTATTAGTGGCACCATTACATTTTCACCATTAATAACCATTCTCATACATTTAGGAGTTCCATCTTCATTAACATATTTACTTAAAGCTTCTATATGTTGATTTTCAGCTAAAGCTTGTGCTTGAACTACAGCATCATATAAACCTTTAGTTAAATGGTCAAGGTAATTACCTTTTTTAACATTATCCATTATTAGTTGGAGGAGTTGTAGCTTCTTTAGTTTTACCGATAGAAGAATTTAACATATCTAAAACCTTCATTAGACCTTCTGGCTTTTCTTGTTTACCTTTAACGGATATACTATATTTAGCGGAAGTATCAGAACTTCTATTACTTTCAGAATGATGTGATACTTTCCCTTCAAATGACGCTTTCCAACAAGCAAATCCACAAGAAGCATTTACTGTAGCACTTGAATCAGTAGATGATTTAGTTGAACTTTGAGTAGATACTTCCATATTAAACTCAACATCAATAGAATCCACACATAATGATGGTATATTGATTATTGATAACAATGGAACATCCAATTTTACATCTTTTGAACCATCTTCATAGTTAAATGTTACTGATTTAGTATTACCGCTAGAATCCATTCCAACTTCAGTAATAAACTGTGCAGTTGTTGATGCTAAAGACTTTTGTCCTTCAGCTGCAGCCAATAATGGTGCTGCTATTAAGTTTTCTATTGGTAATCCTGTGAATTGATTTGCTATTGAACTTGCCATTTATTCCTCACTTTTTTATTATTTGAATTTAAATTTTTCTATTATTTTTTTGGTTTATACTTTTTTATATTTTCTTGATGTATCCTAGAAATATTTCCTCCAATATTAGGATTGTCTTTTAATTTATTTAATAATTCCTCTAGTTTTATTTTATTTTTTGATTTTGGTGGTTTTGGTATTTCTGGAGTTTTCCCAACTATACCCCTTCTAATTGGTTGGTCTGGAATAAACTTACCGCCTTTAAGCTTACCTTTGAAAGCAAGAAGTAATTGCCTTGCCGCTTTACCTTTTCCACCACCTGTCAAACCCATAACTAAATTTTGAATTAAGTCTTCATTTTCAGGAGACATTCCCTCTAAAGTAGAAGGGTTTTGTGAGGCTTGCCATGTTTCAGTTATATAATCAATCGCATCATGTGCTTTTGGTTTAAGGTAATCAATTAATCGTGTTGTAAAACTTCTATCTTTTTCCATATTACTCCCTTATTTCAAAATGTGGAAAATCATCAAATTGATTATCATCCACCTCAAAATTCATATTCCAATCACCACCCCAACGAAGTTTAATCCCCATAGACCTTGCTATCCCAAGAACAAATCCCGCAAATAAGTGAAACCTTTCCCTATCAGACCAATCAATGGGATAAGGAGCAACATCAACAGCACGAGAAGGTTTATGATTATGTCTTCCATTCGGGTACTTAACTTTAGTTTTTCCTTCATCAAATAACCTATTTTGCCTATCTTCATCTCTATGTCCCTCCAATATACTGCAATCAACATATTTAATTACTTCATTAAAAACCTTTTGTAGTTTTTCATCACAAGTAGAAAGTCTTTCCCTAGAACTTTTTCCAAATTTAGCCATCTATACTTGAACTCCAATAATCTGCCACAAATGGAACAGGATATACGCTGTAACTTCGAGTGTAGTGAGATAGAGAGGACTCTGTGGTTGTCCCATCTGCGGCTATATATTTATAAATTATATTTATTATTTCCATCTAACTTTTTCAGGTGTTTGCATCATAGGTTGTAAAACTTTTTGTAAATCCTCAATCGTAGCTTCAGTTTCACCTTCATAATAATCTTCTTCGTGAGTAGGAAGTTGAAATTTTTCTGCATACAAACCCCTATATGGCCACATATCCCCAGCACCAGACATATCTGGGTCTTGTATTAAATATTCAGAAATTTTATCTGATAAACCAAATTCTTCGTTAAGCAATGTACCAATACCATATCCACCCAATAATGCAGTTAATATATTTGCTACTGGTAAACCAGGAGGCATTTTTTTAGCAGCTGGTGGTATTTTCCCAAGTTTTGGTATTTTTTTTGCCACATCTGTCCAAATTTGTGGGGGCATTCCTTTTGGTGTTATATGTTTTGTAGTATATTTAACTCCTGTATTTTTTGGTGTATCTTTAAGAATATAATCTAATATACTTTTTGTTACTCCTTTATTTGGGTTATCAATCATTGCCATACTGTTTTTCTCCTTTAAGTGTTTCCTTGCTGTGAATCCTGCCCGTAAATATACATAATATTATCGTCAATATCAAATTCGCTCATACAATGGGGACATGCCCACCCCATGACGTCATGTTTAATGGAACTTGTATCAAATATCCCAATTCTTTGGGAATATTTATCATTGAAATACAAATCCTTCTCACATATAGGACAAGGGTCTTTACTTTTCGTCTTTTTCTTCTTTATGTGCGACAAGTTTAGTTTTTCCTCCACCAATAGCCTCCATTTGTTCAGGTGTAAACCCAGTAAATACAGTTAATTGTTCCTGTTTCTTCTCAGTATCAAATAATCCAGCCATTTTAGCTAATGCTTCCAATGAACGAAGTTTATCTGTATCTCTATCAGACAAATCAGCAATATCCTTATACTTAGCAACAATCCATTCAGGTGAAACACCCTCATCAGCAAGTATTTTTTTTATCTCTTCCTTAACCATAGTCCTTATTTCCTCTTTATTTAATAAAATGTTAGATTTTTTCTTAATATAGTCTATATCCTTCGCTTTTGGATAAGCCTTTTGATAAGCGCTAAGGACATTATCCCCAGCTGCTACATAACGGGCAAAAAGAAACTCCCTATTTTTAAGTTTCCTATTATTCTGTCTTTCGTAAATAGCATCATAATTACCAGAAAATGCATAAATGTTCTTTGCAATACCATTATCCCCCAATATCTTGTGGGTTTTCTGTTCAACAATAAAAGAACCGCAAACAGTCCTAACCATTGTACGGGGAGTTTTATATCCAGGATGATTCAATTCAGTCTTTGCCAATATCTGACATACATAGTCATCATCAGTAAACACCCAATCATTGACATTTCCTTCCCTCCAACCACCAACAACTGTTTCATTTGGACAAAATGCACGAAATTCATTGATGTCATCATATAGTTTATGGGCAATGCCCTTGATTTCCTTAATATCCATTATATTATTTACCTTTTGTTATATGTTTTGATGTAGGATGAATTTTTGGTTTATTTCTTCGGGCTCTAGCATCAATTTCCCCTAATCTTTTCTCAAACTGTGCTAAAATGTCTTTTTTAGTTTCCACAGCAGCTCCTGGCCTAAACTTTTTTTCATCTTTTCCAAATCTTTTTAATCTTTCTTTGTATGTTGTTTTTGATTTACTCATATTATTTCCTTATTTAGATACCCAAATATATAAAAGATTAATAAAATATAAAAATCTTGGAATATTCATTTATTATCCCTATACGCGCACACGCACTCTAAAAGAGTCTTAATAAGATACTTATATTAGATACCTTAATAAAAAAAAATTAAAAATAAAAAAAAAGCCTTAATTACACATTACTGTTACATAGTT